ATAATTACTTCAGTTAAACAAAACAAACTAACTACATTATGCCTCGCAAAATTTCCGTGACTGACGAACAACTGATTTCTGATCTCCGATCTTCCTTTGGTACTGAAATTTCCGCTGGTGACATTCGCGGATTCTGTGCCTCTCGCAGTCTCAATTATCAGACTGTTACTCGTCGCCTTGAATCCTTCAAGACAGATCGTGGTCGCTGGAACCTTGAAGTGACTCAAGAGCGTGTTGAAGAGATTGAACGCACTTTCCATTCTCCTGCGGCTCTTCCTGCGGTCGAACAAAACCTCATTCCTGAAAAAGATGATACCTTCGTCAAGTTTGGTAATTTTAACGATATCAAAAAAATTATTCAGTCCCGTTTTTTCTATCCTACGTTCATTACGGGTCTTTCGGGTAATGGTAAAACGTTCAGTGTGGAGCAAGCGTGTGCTCAACTGAAGCGTGAACTGATTCGTGTTAACGTTACAATTGAAACTGACGAGGATGACCTGATTGGTGGTTTCCGCCTGGTCAATGGTGAAACTGTTTGGCACAATGGACCCGTGATTGAGGCACTGCAGCGAGGAGCAATTCTGCTTCTGGATGAGATTGACCTTGCTTCTAACAAGATTCTGTGCCTTCAATCTGTTCTTGAAGGAAAAGGTATCTTCCTGAAGAAGATCGGACGTTTCGTGAAACCTGCTGCAGGATTCAACGTATTTGCCACCGCAAACACCAAAGGTAAGGGTTCTGATGACGGTAGGTTCATCGGCACTAACGTTCTCAACGAAGCATTCCTTGAGCGTTTCCCTGTGACCTTTGAGCAATCCTATCCTGCCGTTGCCACCGAACAGAAGATCCTTGAGGGTATTTCTCTGGATCTTGGTCTTGAGGATCGTGATTTCTGTAAGCGGTTGGTTGATTGGGCAGATATTATCCGTAAGACCTTCTATGATGGTGGTATTGAGGAAATCATCAGCACTCGCCGCCTGGTTCATATCATTCGTGCTTACAGCATCTTTGGCGATAAGGCAAAGGCGATTCAGGTGTGTGTCAACCGTTTTGATGATGAAACCAAGACTGCCTTCCTAGAACTGTACGATAAGGTTGATGTTGATTTCGTGATGCCTGTTCAAAGTGAACTCAAGGTTGACGAGCAACCTCAATTCTGATATAATTGGGGGAGGTTAATTATGACTTCCCCCTTATTTTATTTTTACTATGGCAGATAGCAAAGATCATTTTTGGAAATACAACGAAGATAAGACTCTGAAAGAAATTGAAGAGTATCTTGCCAGCACTTATCATTCTCATTATACTTCTGAGCAATCCAAAACTCAAACTCTTGATTTGATTGAAAGTATTGGTGATGCCGAAGCATTTACCCGTTCAAATGCAATCAAGTACCTTTCTCGCTTTGGTAAGAAGAATGGTAAATCTAAGATGGATATTTTGAAGGCAATTCATTACTGCATTCTTCTTTATAATTTTGCTGGTCTTCACGAAAACAAATCTGACCAATACCAATATTGATTATGAAAATCCAAGACAAAACTATGAAACTCTCTGACAATACCTGTGCTCTTCTCAAGAACTTTGCTGGTATTAATAATTCAATTCTTGTGAAAAAGGGTAATCGTCTTCGTACTATTTCTGTTGCCAAAAACATTCTGGCAGAGGCAGAGATCACCGAAGAATTCCCCCGCGATTTTGCCATTTATGATCTGAACCAGTTTCTAAATGGTATTAGTCTTCATCAGGATCCCGATCTTGATTTTACTGAAGATTCTTACATCACTATTCGTGAGGGTAAGCGTAGGGTGAAGTATTTCTATGCAGATCCTAATGTGATCATTTCTCCTCCCGAAAAGGAGATCCAACTGCCTTCAAAGGACGTTTGTTTCCAAGTTGATAGTGTAACTTTGGAGAAACTGGTCAAGGCAGCAGGGGTTTATCAACTTCCCGATCTTTCTGCGGTCGGTGAGGCAGGAGTGATCCGTCTGGTGGTTCGGGATAAGAAAAACGATACTTCTAACGAATACTCCATCGTTGTTGGTGAAACGAACAAGGAATTTACCTTCAACTTCAAGGTTGAGAACATCAAGATCATTCCCGGATCTTATGATGTGGTTGTGTCAGAAAAACTACTGTCACAGTTCAAGAATACAAAGTATAACCTCTGCTATTATATTGCTCTGGAACCTGATAGTACTTTTGGTTGATGGAATTTCTTCTTTATTTGACTCCTATGGGTCGTGAGATTATTCAAAATGTTATTCGTGCAAAGTATTCAGTTAAAGAAAATGTTGGGTTTTGTAGGGACAAAAACTTTTTTGGATATGTTAATACTAACAAATTAGTTATTTGTACGAATAACATTAAACATAGTGGAAATGATGTCAAGTTTTATGTAAATGAGACTGTATATCACGAAGCAACTCATGTTGCTCATATGTGCAGAGGATATAAACCTTTTTATATTCCATTAAAAGATATGCCTCTTCCACAAAGTAAACTTCAAGATATTGAAAACTCTGTTAGAATGTCTACTTCATCCAGACAGATAGAACACGAAGCCTATTGGATGGAAGATAAACCAGAACAAGTTAAGTATGTAATTCAAAAGTATTGTTTCTGATGAACATCTTTGCAACTTCTCCTTGGCCTGCTGAGAGTGCTATCTGCCTCCCTGACAAACACGTTGTCAAGATGCCGCTAGAGTGCTGTCAAATGCTTTCTATTGTGGCATCTGAAAAATGGGGTCATAATTATGGTCCTTTGTATAAGACTGATAACACTCCCTACAAAACTGAAAAGGGTGCGTTTCGTAATCACCCCTGTACCAAATGGGCAATGGAAAGTATTCACAATGCCTATTGGTTGATCAAACATGGTATGAACTTGTGCGATGAGTATGCAGTTCGTTATGGTAAAATCCATTCGTGTTATAATACACTTCTACAAGCATATTATTTGTTTCCGAAAGGGAAGATTACAGAAATAACACCATTCGCCCGTGCTATGCCTGATGAATATAAATTTGACACAAGCGTTGACACTTTTACTGCTTACAAGATGTATATCGCATCCAAACCTTGGGTTGCATCTAATTATCTTCGTATACCGTCAAGAAAACCTGATTGGATTTAAGTGATGGATAATAGTCATCCTGTTTGTAATTTATGTGGAGGTAAAGGATGTGAAAAGTGTCATAGTGGTTGGGAGTGTACTGGAGAAACCTGTAACAAATGTGCTATGGGTTGGGAATTGGGATTGGATAAATCAACTATTTCTCAAAAAAGTTCTGGAATAACTCTTAGAACTGTGAATAATTTTAAAAAGTCCGTTTGCGAATTAAATTATGACAAGTGAATTCTTATTCTGCGAGAAGTACCGTCCTCAAGTGATTGAGGACTGTATTCTTCCCGATGATACTAAAAAAACCTTTAAGGAGTTTGTGGAGAAGGGTGAGATTCCAAATCTCCTTCTTTCTGGACCTCCTGGTATTGGTAAAACTACAATCGCAAAGGCGTTGTGTAATGAGTTGGGAGCAGACTTTTATGTAATCAACGGATCCGACGAAGGACGTTTCCTGGATACTGTTCGGAACCAAGCAAAGAACTTTGCTTCTACTGTTTCACTTACAGGATATTCTAAGCACAAAGTCATCATTGTGGACGAAGCAGACAATACAACTTCTGATGTTCAACTCCTACTACGGGCGAATATTGAGGCATTTTATAATAACTGCAGATTCATCTTCACCTGTAACTACAAGAACAAAATTATTGAACCACTTCATTCCCGTTGTGCCGTCATTGACTTCACGATCAAAGGAAAGCAGAAGCAACAACTTGCTGGAGCATTCTTCAAACGTCTCCAAACGATCTTGGATACGGAAAGGATTGAGTATGATCAAAAAGTTCTTGCCGAATTAGTATCCAAGCACTTTCCTGATTTTCGTAGGGTCCTTAACGAGTGTCAAAGGTACGCTACGGGTGGAAAAATTGACACTGGAATTCTTGCATCTTTCTCTGACATCTCTGTAAATGAACTCATCAAATATCTCAAAGAAAAGAACTTCCCAGAAGTACGTAAGTGGGTGGTCTCTAACTTGGACAACGATGCTACTAGTTTACTTCGCAGGATTTATGACTCCTGTTACGATTGCCTTCTACCCCAATCTATCCCTGCTGCCGTTCTTGTGATTGCTAAGTATCAGTATCAGAGTGCTTTTTGTGCAGACCAGGAGATTAACCTCCTAGCGGCATTAACTGAAATTATGTGTGAGTGTCAGTTCCAATGAATCTATATAAAATCTCATATAAGAATCTAAAAGAAGAATCTATTAAAACAACTCCAGAAAATGTAAAGGAGGCAAATGAAGCACTTTTTTATTCTAAAATGAATCTTCCACAGGCAGCAAAGCACTGTGGTATGACGCAGAAAGAAATGAAACTTACTTTTTTTGAATACCTTAAGTATAATAAACCTGATTATGAAATCTCTTAAAACCTGTCTTCGTTACCCCGGTGGTAAGAGTAGAGCGGTCACTAAAATGGACCCATACTTTCCAGACCTTCGCAATTATGATGAATTCCGTGAACCTTTCTTAGGAGGCGGAAGCGTTGCGATTTATATTACAAAGAAGTATCCTAGTATAGATATTTGGGTAAATGATCTTTATGAACCTCTGGTAAACTTCTGGCAGCAACTCCAGATGTTTGGAGATGATTTGAAGAATGAACTTAGTGGACTGAAGTTAGCACATTGTACACCAGAATTGGCAAGAGAACTTTTCTTAAAATCAAAGGAGCAAATCAATGATGAGTCTGAAACGAACCTTAATCGTGCTGTCGCTTTCTATATTGTTAACAAATGTTCTTTTAGTGGTCTTACCGAAAGTTCTTCTTTTTCTCCACAAGCATCAAATAGCAATTTCTCATTGAGAGGTATTGAAAAACTTCCTGAGTATTCAAAGTTAATTGCTAATTGGCGTATAACTAATTACTCCTATGATTATCTAATGGATGGAAACAAGAGTGCTTTTATGTATCTCGACCCTCCTTATGATATTAAGGATAATCTCTATGGGAATAAAGGATCAATGCACAAAGGATTTGATCACGATAAGTTTGCTGCTGATTGCAATTCCAATAATATGGATATGTTGGTAAGTTATAATACCGATCAACTTGTCAAAGATCGCTTCTTGGGCAGAAAATGGAATGCTGCTGAGTTTGATTTGACTTATACGATGCGTTCCGTGGGTGAATATATGCGTGAGCAAAAACAACGTAAAGAACTCTTGCTTTTTAATTATACCAAAGATCCTAAAATACAATTTAGTTTTGATGGATGTTATAATTATGATAGATTGAAGAAAGAGGGTTTGATTGATGACTGAACTTAAAGATTGGTTAAATTCAATCAATCAAACGAAGAAAAATCTAATTGATGAGGATCCATCTTTAGAGAAAGAATACAATTCATATATTATCAATCGGTGTCTTTCTGGGGAAATTGATTGTATTATGTTTGCTAATGAAATGAATATGTATTCATTCCTCCCGAAAAAGATGCAATATGACTTTTTTATAAATAGTCTGAGGAAAAAGAAGAGATATTCTCCCTGGCTCCGTAAAGATACAATCAAAGATCTTGATTATGTTAAACGTTACTATGGTTATAGTAATGAAAAGGCAAAACAGGCTTTGAGGATTCTTACAAAAGAACAACTTACTTTTATAAAATCGAAATTTGAAACTGGAGGAACAAAATGAGTGTCGTTCAAGAACCTGAAGTAAAGTGGACGCCCGATCAAATGGTGGAAGTGATTCTTAATGAACCTGATGACTTTTTAAAGGTTCGTGAGACTTTGACCCGTATCGGAGTTGCTTCAAGAAAGGAAAAGAAAATCTATCAGTCTTGTCATATTCTTCATAAACAAGGTCGTTATTTCCTTGTGCATTTTAAAGAACTTTTCGCACTGGATGGCAAACACGCCAATCTAACTGTAAATGATGTGCAGCGTCGTAATCGTATTGCACAACTTCTTGCTGATTGGGGTCTGATTACTATTGTGGATGTGAGTAAGATTCAAGATATTGCACCTTTGAACCAAATTAAAGTCCTTGCCTATAAGGACAAGGGAGATTGGATTTTGGAGACCAAATACAATATTGGTGCCAAAAAGAAGCGTACAGAAGAGGAAACCGAATAAAAAAGTAGGGAGTTCAACACTCCCTTTTTTGTGCTTTCTGTTATAATTATATGAGGATGCCGAAAGGGTCCACAAAATACAAACTCGCTTAAAAAAAGGAGATACAATAATGACTAACCTTGCAACATCACGGTTTACTGCGTCTGATCTTCCTGCCTTAATGGAAAGAATTACTCGCAATAGTATTGGAATGGATGAATATTTTGACCGTCTATTCAATCTTCACGAAACTACAAATAACTATCCACCATACAATCTAATTCAGGTAAATAATGTAGAATCTCATTTAGAGATTGCTCTTGCCGGATTTAAAAAGGAGGAAGTAAATGTCTTCACCGAGTATGGAAAACTTTTTGTCGAGGGGCAAAAATCAGATACAGAATCGGATAGGACGTTTATCCACAAGGGTCTGGCTAGCAGAAGTTTCAAGAGAGTGTGGACTTTATCAGACGACACAGAAGTCCGAGAAGTCACCTTTGAAGATGGACTACTTACCATTCGACTAGGTAAAATTGTTCCGGAACATCATTCTCGTAAAGACTACCTCTAAATATCTAAATAAAGAAAAAGTTAGTTGGGTGATGAAAACTTTTCAACAATTTATAGAAAAGGTTGGAGATTTTGGAAATCCCCCTCTACCAACCAAAGAAAATTGTTATGGAAGAACCGTAAAATATGCTATGGCACCAAAAAAGAAAGTTTGTGCTTTGAATACTGATAGTGGTTCCGGAGGGTCTTCTGGTGATTCTGGTGGAGACTAAATAGTACTGAATATCGTAGGCGAAGGGAGGCAACTGGCAAAATCTAGTTGCACCTCCCCTTTTTTTGTGCTATAATAAGTTGAGAGAAGAATTAAAAATGTCCGTAAAAATTGCTCTATTAAAATCTGGAGAATCAGTAATTGCCGATATTAAGGAATTGATTTCCGAAGATAAAATATGTGGATATTTATTTACGAATCCGCATAAAATGCAGGTCAGTAATTCAATCTTTTTGACAGAAGAACAATTAGAACCTGGAGATGGTACAGTAAGTGTAACATTTTCTTCTTGGATTCTTTTTTCAAGTGATAATGAGATTCCAGTTCGTCCAGATTGGGTTGTAACTATTGTTGAACCAGTCAAGTCTATTAAAGAAATGTATGAGGAGAAGGTAAATGGAACGGAACGTGAAGTGTCTTCTATTGAAGGTTGACACTATATTGATTACTGAAATTATTGAAGTTGGTTCTGAACTTGGCGAACCTGATTGTAAACTAATTAATCCATATGAATTTTTTACTGTGGATGATATGAAACCTTGGCCGGAGATTACTAATCAAACTGAGTTAATGATTCATTCTGATAGTATTCTTACAATAGTAGACCCAACTCCCGAAATTATTAAAAAGTATCTTGAATTAACTGCATAATGCAATTCTACACAAATGTGCAAATGGTGGGGGACCACTTCTTGGTTCGTGGTTATGAAAATGGTAGACATTTTATGACTCGTGAGAAGTTTTCTCCGACTCTTTTTGTGCCTTCTAAAAAACCAACCAAATATACAACACTTCAGGGAGAATATGTGGAACCTATTCAACCAGGTTCTGTGAGAGATTGTAGAGAGTTTATTAAAAAATATACTGATGTACAAAACTTCAAAATCTATGGGAATGACAAATACATCTATCAGTATATTTCCGACAAATATCCTGAAAATGAAATTAAGTTTGATATCGGAAAAATCAAACTAACAACGATTGATATTGAGGTCGCATCAGAAAATGGATTTCCTGATGTGGAAAATGCTGCCGAAGAGATATTACTCATCACTCTTCAAGATTATAATACAAAGCAAATTCGTACTTGGGGTCAAGGTAAGTTCAATAATAACCAATCAAATGTTTCTTACCGAGCATTTTCTGATGAATATAGTCTGTTAAATGACTTTATTCACTGGTGGATGATGGAGGATAATACTCCAGAGGTTGTGACTGGTTGGAATAGTGAACTGTACGATATTCCTTATCTTGTTCGCCGTCTTGATAGGATTTTAGGTGAAAAGTTAATGAAGCGTATGTCTCCTTGGGGTCTTGTCACCGAGGATGAAGTTTATATCTCCGGAAGAAAACATATCTCCTATGATATTGGTGGTATAAGTCAACTTGACTATATTAAACTCTATAAGAAGTTTACCTATAAGACACAGGAATCTTATCGTCTGGATTATATTGCCGAAGTAGAACTGGGGCAGAAGAAACTGGATCACTCTGAGTTTGATACATTCAAGGACTTCTATACTAAAGGCTGGCAGAAATTCGTAGAGTATAACATTATTGACGTAGAACTTGTTGACCGTTTGGAAGACAAGATGAAACTGATTGAACTTGCTCTTACGATGGCATATGACGGTAAAGTCAACTATGAGGATGTATTTTCGCAGGTAAGAATGTGGGATACGATTATCTACAATTACCTGAAGAAAAGAAATATTGCCATTCCTCCTAAAGAAAAGACTGATAAGGACTCCAAGTATGCCGGTGCATATGTAAAGGAACCAATTCCCGGAAAGTATGATTGGGTGGTTAATTTTGACTTAAACAGCCTTTATCCGCATTTGATTATGCAATTTAATGTAAGTCCCGAAACCCTTGTTGAAGAAAGGCATCCCAGTGTAACCGTGGATAAAATTTTGAATCAAGAACTTACCTTTGAAATGTATAAGGACTATGCAGTATGTCCTAATGGTGCGATGTACCGTAAGGATATTCGTGGTTTTCTTCCAGAACTTATGGAGAAAATGTATAATGACCGTGTTATTTTCAAAGAGAAAATGATTGCGGCAAAAAAACAATATGAGAAGAAAAAGACAAAGGAATTAGAAAAGGAAATTGCCAGATGTAATAATATTCAAATGGCAAAAAAGATTTCTCTTAACTCTGCCTATGGTGCTTGCGGTAATCAGTACTTCCGTTACTTCAAACTAGCAAATGCAGAAGCAATTACTCTTTCGGGTCAAGTTGCGATTCGTTGGATTGAGAGTAAGATGAATTCTTATCTGAATAAAGTTCTTAAGACAAAGGATGTTGATTATGTTATTGCTTCTGATACTGACTCCATTTATCTTCATATGGGTCCTTTGGTTGAAACTGTATACAAGGGAAGAGAGAAAACTACTGAAGGCATTGTCACGTTCCTTGATAAGGTCTGTAAGGTGGAACTTGAAAAATATATTGAAGGTTGCTACCAAGAACTGGCAGAGTATGTAAATGCCTATGACCAGAAGATGCAGATGAAGCGGGAAAATATTGCCGACCGTGGAATCTGGACTGCCAAAAAGCGTTATATTCTGAACGTCTGGGATAGTGAGGGTGTAAGATATACGGAACCTAAACTTAAGATGATGGGTATTGAGGCAGTTAAATCTTCAACTCCGGCACCTTGTCGTCAGATGATTAAGGATGCTCTGAAATTGATGATGAGTGGAACTGAAGATGAGGTAATTGATTTTATTGATAATTGTCGTCAAAAGTTTAAAAGTCTTCCCCCAGAAGAAATTGCTTTCCCAAGAACGGCATCCGATGTTCGTAAATATTATTCGCCATCAAATATTTACGCATCCAAAACTCCTATTCATATTCGTGGTGCCCTTCTGTTTAATCATTACATAAAGGAAAAAAAACTAACCAATAAATATTCACTTATTAATAACGGTGAGAAGGTTAAATATATTTTTCTTAAAAAACCAAATATTATTCAGGAGAATGTTATTTCCTTTATTTCAGATTTCCCAAAGGAACTTAACCTTGACAAATATATTGATTATGAACTACAATTTGAGAAAAGTTTTGTAGACCCCCTTCAATCTATTTTAGATTCAATTGGATGGGAAGTAGAAAAAACTGTAAACCTTGATTCATTTTTTACCTAATGGACTTGCCAATTAATGACAAAGAGTTGGATACTATTATTAGTGCAATGCGACTTGGTGGAGACTCTGCTCTTTATCAAAAACTTTGGACTTATAAAATGAATTATTTTGATAATAAAAAAGAGGATAAATAATAATATCTGTTGAACCCGCAAACTCTACAGATAAGATTAGGTGCTCTTCGGGCACCTTTTCTAATATAAACTATTATAAATAATAGTGCGGGTTTAATAGAGTAGAAATGAACTATCTAAAGATTTATTGTAGTCTCATCAGGAAAGCAGAGAATAGAACTCCGCCTGAAGGTTACACAGAAAAGCATCATACCTTTCCTAAAAGTATCTTTGGGGACAATAGTAGAATTGTAGTACTTACGGCAAGAGAGCATTATATCGCTCACGCATTATTAGAAAAGATTTGTATTAAAAGATACGGATTAAAAGATAGAAAAACAATAAAAATGATTCACTCGCATATTTTAATGAAATCAAAAGGTAAATATTATAATTCTTATCTTTATGAAAGTGCAAGATTTAGAATATCTGAATCAAAGAAAGGTAAAAAACCATATGTTATGACCGAGAAAACTAAAAATAAAATGAGTGAATATTCTAAAAATAGAAATGAAGAACATAAGAAAAAATTGAGCGAATCATTAAAAGGTAGAATACCTCCTAATTATGGAAAATCACATTCTGAAGAAACTAAAAGAAAAATAAGTCAAAAAAATACAGGTAGAAAAGCATCGGAAGAAACACGAAACAAATTAAGTGAATGTAAAAAAGGTGAAAAACATTTTTTGTATGGAAAGAAAAGAGATATTGAAGTTGTAAATAAAATAGTGGAGAAAAAAAGTAAAGATTTTTCTATTATAAATCCAAAAGGTGAAATAATCTGTGGGAAAAATATAGCAGAATTTTGTAGGGAAAATGATTTAGATAAGGCAACCATATGTAATATGCTTAATCATAAAAGAGGAATAAAATCTCATAAAGGATATCGCGCTGTCCCTCAAAATATTTGACGGCGCTTAATTTTTGTAGTATAATCTTTTTGTAGATAGGACGGTAAAGGCAATGAACGAAACAATAGTTAGTAACAATTATTACATCAATACGATTATGAAAAACAAAACTCTAAAAATTCTTATGAGAGAACTTGAAGATGTAGAACAAAAAGCATCTAAAATTCGTACTAACATTAATAATATTTTAAACTTGAAAAATGATTGAAAACAGAACACCAAAACAAATAGGAAATGATATTATCCTTTGTGATGATGGAACACTATGGAGATGGAACACTAATTTAGGGTTTTCCTCCTATATTTCTGGATGGGAAAAATTACCTCCAATTCCAACTGATGAGGACTATGAAGTTCTTCAACAAGAAAGAATGGAAGCAGATAGAAAGTGGATAGAAAAACAAACTGAAAGAGGAGTTGCAAAAGTTTATGACTGATTCTAAATCAAGTTTTTTACAACAAATTATAAAAGAAATTGGTGGAGAATACACACAACTTGCTTCAGAGATTAATGAAACTGAAACTTTTGTGGATACGGGTTCGTACATTTTTAATGCTCTTGTATCCGGCAGTATATTTGGTGGTGTATCTGGGAATAAGATTACTGCAATCGCAGGTGAGAGTTCTACGGGAAAGACTTTCTTCTCTCTTGCCGTCGTTAAAAATTTCCTTGATAATAATCCTACTGGATATTGTCTGTATTTTGATACTGAGGCAGCAATCACAAAATCCCTTCTGGAAAGTAGGGGAGTTGACACAACTCGTTTGGTGGTTGTCAATGTCGTAACCGTAGAAGAGTTTCGTGGAAAGGCACTCAAGGCAGTTGACCTTTATATGAAGAAACCAGAAGGTGAACGTAATCCTTGTATGTTCGTGCTAGATTCTCTAGGAATGCTCTCCACCAGCAAAGAGATTAATGATGCTCTGAATGATAAAGAAGTTCGGGATATGACTAAATCTCAACTGATTAAGGGTGCATTCCGTATGCTGACTCTTAAATTGGGACAGGCAAAAATTCCTATGTTAGTTACTAATCATACTTATGATGTTATTGGTGCATATGTTCCTACAAAGGAAATGGGTGGTGGTAGTGGTCTTAAGTATGCTGCTTCTACAATCATCTATCTCAGTAAAAAGAAAGAAAAAGAAGGGACAGAAGTCATCGGAAATATTATTAAGGCAAAGACTCATAAATCACGTTTAAGTAAGGAAAATCAAGAAGTTGAAGTTCGTCTTTATTATGACGAGCGTGGTCTTG